CCTAGCAGCTTGCGCCAAAGGTACTCATGAAAAGTTGATAGCATCAGCCAAAAATTCGGCCCCCGAAGGGGCTTGAAAAAGCTAATGCACAATCCATGTGTATTCCTTCGGGGTAAACCTCAAAAGAGGCCCCAGCTGACTACCCCAGCTGGGTAAACGGTATCTCTCAGATCCGTCTGCAGGCAAAATTGAATGAATCAAAATGCAATGGTTTATTGGTGTTTCGTACACCCGAGGTTTTCCTTCCTCACGGAACGCCCGCTACGGTTGCCACAGAGTGTCTGGGGCAACAACGTAGGGCGTCTCATATGCGTACAGCGGAGGGCAGCACACGAAGTAGAACAAGTTGTAATCGTTCCCTGCCGAAACATACATGTTGTAGAATCGGTTGGTCTTCGGATTAGCCATCTGCTGACATGCCACACTAAAGCCATCTTGAACCGTATCAGAAGCGGTGACTTTGTCTCGAACATGCTCATATGCAACCTGAAAGCGATTCTCCGCATATTGCGGGATATTCACGCTGACAAATGGTTGCAGAGCCATGTTCGCGACAGAAGTTCCGCCAAGCCCGGTCGGTACATCGCGAAAGCGACCCACTCCGGTTGTAAGAACGGTTCCAGTTGCAAAACGTAGTGCATCATCCAAGATGCCACTCTTGTTCGCTCGCTGCTGGAAATTCAATGGCCCGATTGGCTTCGTATTCCCTGCTGGCTTCAATTGCAAGCGCTGCGGGTACGGTACTTTGGTGATTTGCATAATGGGACGATCATTTGCGTCTTCCAGTAGTGGCGCGACATGCCAATTCACACTGCCACGATATCCTGCAAAGCAGTTCGTGATAGTAGCGAGTGGTGTCTCGTTCACAAAATTGAATGGTGCGATCGTTCCTGGTGCTTCATTGATGGTCAAGACCATCACATCGCCCGTTTCCGTGTACCCATAGCTCATCGGTACTTTGCGAAATTGCGAAGTAGTAGCGTAAAGCATCGTCTTGTCGGCAAATTCGTGCCCAGCATCATAAATCATGCGGGGGTACATGCCATAGTTGACTGTTCGATGCAAGAGTTGACGTAAGCTTGATGTCCGTTCTCCAACCGTATAGGTCGGGATTTCCGCTTCGTCAATAATCTCGCTACCATCCAGAGTAACAGGACCCTGGATTTCATTCACAGTGAGTGTGCGCATGGACTCGATTGGTGCTGCCAACTCGAAGTCGGGACCTGCACGCGCGAATATCACTACATCGACCGTGGATGGATCAACAGGTGCTGACAGTTGATTTTGCACAAAAATGGAAATGCATCCATTGTGCTCAACTGACGTGGGGGTTCGACCCCATGCACCTGCCCCGTACTTCACAGGGAGTCCACCAGCATCGGTTGCAGATGTTGAATTCCAACAACGAGAAGCTTTAAATGGAACGATAAATTCCACCTCCTGCTCCGCGTCAAGATCAACAATCTTGGTGATGTTCGTTGTTTCAGTGTCCACGCTACCTGATGCATCGCCTTGGGGATCCCACGATATCTGCAAGCGACCCTTGTGGAACTTGGTTCCAACAACACGAATACGATAGATCATAGATCCGCGCCAAAATCGATAAAATCGTGACGCATATCGT